CTTCCTTTAGAGGATTCTTTCGAAAATCGGCGCTCAAGTCTGGCGAAGGCCTCAGTTTGGCGTTTTACGTCGTCAACTTTGTTCCCGTCGGCGTCCTGCGTAACCATTGAAGCTATGCTTTGTGCCATCTTTGGGTTCTTGGCTAACGTGTAAAGTACACGATCTCCTACTTCTGACCGCAGTGCCGCCATCGCTACGGTTTCAGACAAAGCATATTTTCCTTTGTCTGCAGCATCGACAACAACTTCTTGGAAGTCGTCGTAATTTGCGGTGCCTCTATCTAGCGTGGTAGAATACTGCGTAGCAATTTCCTGAGCTTTTTGCTCAGCGGCTTTTTGCTGCCGGGCTTCGTCTTCCGTAGCTTTGTCTTTGTCAAGACGGCCTAGAAGCTCCTGCCGTACTAAGTCTCGGTCATAGGCGCGGAGTGCTTTTGTGTACTCCGTATCAAGTTCGCCATATTGAAAATCGTCGGGATTAGGCTCGACAAGTTCCTTGGCGTCGTCCTTAGACGTATCAGCGGCTTCCGGCTGTGTCAACTTTTCCTCAAGCGCTGCAAGGCGTGCTTCGAGGGCTGTACGGGCCTCTCGCTCAAGCTTAGCTTCCTGCTTGGCTTCTCTGCGTTCGCGGAGAAGTTGGTTCATCCTCTGCTGAGTGGAGCCTTTCTTTTTGCGGCTTTTACCGTCCTCGTCTGGCTCGTCATCATCTTTTAGGTCGCCGTCCTCTAGGTCGTCATCATTGTCCTCTAGGTCGTCATCATCATCTTTTAGATCGCCGTCCTCTAGGTCGTCATGGAGGATATCGTCCAAGTCGTCGATCGTGTCGTCACTGTCCACCAGATCAGCAATAATGCTTTCATCTGACGCGGTGTCGTCGGCTGCTTTATCGCTATTGTCCGCATCTCTCGATCGGGCATTCCGCTGTGCCTCATCGGACTGCTCTACGACTTTAAACTTAGTGTGGTCTGCCTCTGCTTCGAGAGGGTTGCTGCTAGGCGTCTGCTTGGTCTGGTCTGTCATTTTGGTCACTTTGCTTTTGTGTGGCTAGGAAGTCCTGGTAGATGCCAACGGCCTCGTAGAACCGTTTGGTCTCGGCGTCTTCTACACTTGCGGCAACGTCTGCCGCTTTCACTCCAACTTCGGACATCATCTTGGCCGAGTTGGCGATTGCTTGCTGCGCGAGGGCCAAAGCCTGCTCTGCACGTGCGTTCTTCTCGTTGACCTGAGCGCCTAGCATAGCGTCATCGCGGGCCTGCTGAGCCTGCTGAGCCTCTTGAGCAGCAACTTGGGCCTGCTTCTCCTCGTCGGTCATCTCGTTGGCCTGGACAACGCCTGGGGGAAGCTGTGTACGCAGACGCGCAGCAATAGCGTCCGCGCCGGGCCAATCCTGTGCCTCAACGATTTTGTCCAGAGCAACCTGCATAGCCTGAGGCGCTGCATTAACCATGTTGAGCATAGACGCCCCGGCCTCAACGCGTTTGGTGACATAGCTGGGTCCAGTGGAGGACGTGATGCTGTAGCGCCCAAGGGTGATGTCAACGCTCTCTGAGTTGGTCGTGTCGTTAATCAGGGCGGTGGAGACTTTCTCAGCCTCTGGACCCATGATTTTAATCGTTCTAGGCGTGTCATAAACGAGGGGAATAAGCTGGTTAAGCACTTTGCCAGTCTCTTCGATAGAAAGCTGTAGGTTCGTCTCGTAAATTGCAGTACCCGTCTCTCCAACTCTCTGACGAGCCATAATCGCCTGGCCAGAAACCTCATTGCTCTGCTGACCAAGACTTGCTTGATGAAGGTTAGAAATATCATGTAAATCCTGACTGGCCATGCCCGCCTGTTCGACGAGAGCTGGCTCCATTGGGACAGGAGGTACGCGCTGCGGCGGCGGACCTTCCTCGCTGTTATACGTGAGCAGAGGGTCGTTAGATATGTGGCTGTTGCGCCACTCGTTCTCTCGGCCTTCTACGGACTTATCAGCCGCAATCCAGTTGCCCTTTGGAGCCATCATAAGCTTCTCGGCAATGGTCGAACGCCAGTAGTTGTGTAGGCGCTGCGGGTCTTTCAGAAAGCGGACTAAGCCCCAGCGCTGACGACTATCGCCAACGTTGACCTCCCAGCCGCAGCAACGGATTACGGGCACGCGCTGCACGGGCAGCTCGTAAGGGCCTTCGAGGATATCTGTAGCGGTCATGAGATACATCTGGGCGTACTTACGGTCAACTTCCCGCATGATAGGCACACCGCTGCTGTCCAGGACCAGTCGATCGATATACTCTTCTGGCTCCAGGTCGGTCACGTCCTCCACCTGCGCCTCTGCAAATGGGTCCACGTCGGACTCTAGAAGGGCAACCGTTCGCTTGCGTGAAAGTACCCTCCAAAACTCGATCAGGCGGTACGTCTCTTGCTCAAACCAGTTGTTCTCAATCCCCTGACCTGTCAGGTAGGAGCGTATGTCCGAGCCGGTGGAACTGCCTTTGGCCCACGGGTACTCTTTCTTAAAATCTTGGTGAGAAATAGCGTCTAGCACAAAGACGTGCTTCGCGTCCGCGCCCGTAGGCTCATGTGCCGATCGATCCCATACAACCGACAACGGGTTAGGAATTGCGCATATTTTGATGTCTTGCTCGAATACGTCGTCGTGCGCGTAGTCTACTTCGATCTTCCAGTTGCCTTCGCCCGATATGATCTGATTCTCTGCCGCTTTGTTGTACGCAAAGTTAGCGTTCGATGTTTTCTGAATGGACCGGATTAAGCTTTCGCGAATACGGGCAACGTCCTTTGTTCCGCCTGTGTCGGGAACGACTTTTACCTCAGTTTCATTAAGGCGGCGGTTGCCAATAAGCTGGCCAACAAACGCTGGGAGGCGGTTCATCGTTAGCGTGGGCTTACGATCGGCTATACGTTGCTGTAGTACGCGGTCGTCCCACTGGTCCCCGGCGACAAACTTCATGTCCTGGATTGCCTGCTGGCGGTTTAGCCTGTCAGAATCCAAGTCTTTGCCGTAGGTGTCAATCGCCCACTTGATGAACTCTTCTTTCGTCTCAAACCCGTCAGGAACTGGCGGTTCTTTTTTCTTTTCTCGTAGCTCGTCAACAACTGTCTTGGCGTATTTTGGTCCGTCGATCATGTCATCCATCCATAGCTGCCGAAGGTCTGGCCAGAGCGGGCGACATTGCGCGCGGTGTCTGGGTTAATGAGCGCCGACGTGGGGGCTTTACCGCCTTTATTGCGCATAGGTATATGGGTTGTCGTAGCAAAGGTCAAAGCAATAGCATCCGCAAGGTCTGGCGACTTAGCGCCACGTGACCTCATCTCTTCCTTGCTCTCAAGCTGTATATCGTTGTCTAAACGATAGCGTTGTTTGGTCGCTGTAAGATCGCCCTGTAGCTCGTCCAGATCAGGCAGATCCGCCCCCTCTTGGAGCATGAGCCACTCTCGCATACGCATGTGCATCTCGGCGCGGCGGTTTATTGGTCCGGGCTTGCGGTCCGGATGGTGCGTGCCTCCAGAGCCGCGCGCCTGCTTGCGGATATTCATAAACTGAGACGGAGAGCCGAAGTTGACTGCATGGATGAGCCGGGCTTGGTCAGGCGGCAAATTGTCCTTGAGGAGCGACACGATCGACGCGCCGATACCCCCTGCGTCTATGTTAACCCGGTCCGGCTGATGCTGCTCTATCTGGTCTGAGACGTAGTTGTAGCCCTCCATAGTGGACATGCCCGTGCGCCATGTCAGCGATGTCACCTTGAGGCCCTCGCGGATAGCGACCGCGAACCTGTCTCCCTTGCTTCCTGAGGCCCCTGAGGGGTCAACACCCATAATCCTAGGCCCTGTGCCCTCGCGCTCTCTTTTACGTGCCTGGAGAACGGGTAAAGCCTTAATGAAGTTGTCGGTGGCTGTCGTCACAAAGGCCATATGCGCTGTACCAGGGTACTCCTGGTCGAAGATTGCGTGTGACCCTAGCTCTTTAATCTTAGCACGCCTCCAGGCCATGTGGCCGAGGGTACAGCCGTCGCTCTCAAACATCTCGTAATACTGTTTCTCAGACAGAAAATCGTCGCTTCCGTCGTCCATCAACTCAAAGGTCTCGTCTACCTCGCGGGCGTACTCGTCTTGCCAGAACCACGGGATAAAGATCGCGATGTAATCGCCGTCGCCTCTGACCGCGTTTTCCCATCTCTCAAAGAACTCACCAGAGGGTCCGTTGGCGGTACTCTCCAAGATAATCTCTGTACCAGGGGCGTCAGCAACTGTCTGGACGGACGAGGCAAAATGGGCTGTAGCGTTACGCCAGAACGCAACCTCACTGCCGTGAAAATGGGTAGCATTTTGCGAACGACCGCCTTCACTCTCCCCAGCGGTGCCGACGGCGTACTTGCTGTTAAGTCGGTCAAACTCCATCTCCGATTTATTTTCAACTGAGGTGTGAGGTGCTAGTGAGTTTTTCTTGTGGTATGTCGAGGCCATGCTGAATAGCGTGAGGCCCGATTTCTGCTCGTGGGACAGGATATAGACTGAGGTGCCCTTAAACAGGCTGGCGCGGTGGTAGAAGCGCGCGGAGACGTATGTGGAGATGCCCTGCTGACGGCCTTTCAAAATTAACGCCCGGACTTTGCCCGTTTTGGCCTTCTGCTCCTCAAGCCGCGCATGAGCGTATTTCTGCGCCCTGTTCCACTTAAACGGTATAAGGCTCCTGTTGAGGTTTCCCCCTCCAGGTAGCTTAGCCATGATCTTAAGGTTGGCGGCGCAGAATAGCTCGGGGTTAGCTCGGAGCTGCTGGAGATGCCTTAGGCGCTTAGCGACGACTTCATTCATCATCGTCCTCCACCGCTGCGTACAGTATGGCCATGCGGGCCAGGCTGGAACGCGAAACCCCCTGGCCTAAGGATAAACCAGGGGGGTCTTGCGCGGTGTCGGAACTAAGGCACACAGAGGAAGGCTGCACGTCAACTTCTGTGAACTCAGCCTCTAGCACAGCCAGATCGCCGTTGTCAAGCTTGTCTAGCAGCGCCTCAACGCTGTCAGACGCCCCAATCTCAACCTCTCTGCCAATGATCTTAGTGAACATCTTGGTGTAGAAGTCGCCCTTGTTCTCCT